CAAGTTCGGCAGCTACCACCGCCCGTACCCGACCAGCGCGCAGATGATGGACGGCATCTGACGGCGCCGTCAGAGTACACTGAAGGGGTCCCCACGCGGGGCCCCTTTTCACATCCTCCTCAGGAGCACCCCACATGAGCCACTACAACGTCACCAACCGCCAGCGCCGCGCCTGGATCATCCCCGCCACCGCCAACATGTCGCACGCCGCCGTGCCGGTTGACGCGGGCCAGACCGTGCAAGTCGCCACCGAGCACTGGGACACCGTGCGCAAGGGCAACCTCGTGATCGACGCCCTGCTGGCCGAACGCCATCTGGTGGTCACGCAGGCCAGCGCCGCCCCTCTGGCCGTCGAAGCCGAGGAGCTGAGCAACCCCACCAGCCCCGCCGCCCCCGAAGCTCTGGACACCCCGCTGGACGGCATCGCCCTGGAAAGCAAGGGCGTGGAGATCGTGGAGACCCCCGAGGCCGACGCCCTGGAAGTCAAGCCGACCCGCTCGCGCAAGGCCTGATCCATGCAGGCCGACATCGCCACCATCCGCGCGCTGTTCCCGGATCTGGCCACCGTGCCAGATGCGACAGTGCAGGCGTTTCTCGACGACGCCATCGACACTGTGGCCGCCGGGTCATGGGGGCGGTGTCTGGTCAAGGCGCAGCTCTACTACGCCGCGCACCATTGCGCGCTGTTCAAGGGCCGCATGTCGGCCACGGGTATCCAAGGCGCCGGGCCGATCCAGTCGGCCAGCGCGGAGGGCCTGAGCGTCTCGTTTGCCATCCCGTCGGGCCGTGGTGAGGCGCAATCGTGGTGGGGCCAGACCCCGCACGGCACCGCCTACATGGCCCTGCAGCGCCAGTGCCTCTCGCGCGGAGGGCTGAGCTGGTGAAGGCCACGATCCGCCAGAAAGACCCGGGCTGGCTCAAGCGCCTGATCAAGCGGTACGACACCGGCCCCGTGCTGGCTGTCGGCATCCCCACGGGGTCCGCTGGCGCATCGCAGGCCTACCCGGACGGCACCAGCCTGCTGATGGTGGCCGCCGTCCAGCAGTTTGGGAGCCTCTCGCGCGGCATCCCGCAACGCGACTACATGGGGCCGAGCGGCCGCTTGGCGCTTGAGCGCACCGAGCCCATCCGCGCCACACTGATGCCCAAGGTCAACGCGGGCAAAATCACGGTGTCCGGCTTGCTCGCGCAGATGGGCCCGTTTGCCCAGGCCGCCGTGCAGGACACCATCGCCAATTTCACGACCCCCGGCAACGCCCCCCGCACCATCGCCCGCAAGGGCGACGACAACCCGCTGGAGGACACCGGGGCCCTCCGCAACGCCATGACGTGGGTGGTCCGATGATCTCGCTCCCCATCAACGCCGCGCACGACCTGTTCGCGTCGCCGCTCACGGTGTACGACGAGACCAACACCCGCAACGCACGCGGGGAGGGCTCGCGCACCGTGGCGCCCACGCGCACCATCGCCGGGGTCATCCAGCCCGCCGGGGACCGCGCGCTGCGCCTGCTGCCGCAGGGGGCCAGCCCGGACGGCGCCATGGTGATGCACACCGCCGGAACCGTCCACACGGGCGAGGGCTCGACCCAGACATATCTTCAACACGCGGGCCAGGTGTGGCGTGTGTGGGCCATCCAGGCGTGGGGCCCGCACTCCGACATCCGCCGCTACCTCTGCACCCGCCATGTCCGCACTGATTGACGTTGAGCGCGCTGTGGCCGATTGGCTGCTGGCCGTGCTGCCGGGCCGCACGCTGGTCAAGCGCGACGACTCCGACGCCGGGGCCCCCGCCGGGCCCTGCGTGGTTTACAGCGCCACGGCCACCACGGCACAGGGCCGGCCGCGCCACATGCCTGACGACACCGTGACCGCCCCGCACGAGGTGCGCGTGGCGCTCTCGCTGCTGGGGGCCAATGCGCTGACCGACGCGGGGGCGCTGGTGCTCTCGCTGTACGCCACGCGCCGCACCGCCGATCTGTACCGTGTGGCCGGGCTGCTCAGTCACGGCCAGCCGCAGGACCGCACGGCGCTGGAGCTGGCTACAATGCAAGCGCGGGCGGATCTTGAGGTGGTGCTCTCCGCGCACCTCACGTATTCCGTCGCGCTGGAATCCATCGACGCCGTGGGCATCTCCACGCCGTCGGCCACATTCACCGTCACCCGGGGAGTAGACCCTCATGGCTGTTAACCTGATCAACTGCGGTAACGCCGCGCTCCCCCGCTCGCTTGATGTGAGCGTGTCGGTCTCCAAGCCCCAGGCCGAGCAGACCACCGACCTGAGCGTGTCGGTGTTCGTGCAGCGAGGCACCAGCGGCGGGGCCGTGTTCCTGCACGGGGCGGAGCGTCTGGCCTTTTTTAGCTCCTACGACGCACTGGCCGCCGACGGCCGTGTGAGTGCCGAAGGCCTCAAGGCGGGCCGCGACTTTTTCGCCCAGCCCAAGCGCTCGCGCCTGCTGGCCGTGGGCCAGGCCTTCACCGCCGCGCAGGCGGGCTACCTCAAGACCGGCGCCGTGGGCACCGTGGCCGCGTTCCAGGCCGTCACGGCGGGCTCATTCTCGATCTCGATTGACGGGGTGAGCCGCAACATCACCGGCCTGAATTTCTCGACCGACACCACGCTGGCCCTGATCGCCGCACGCATTCAAGCGGCCCTGCGCTCTGGCGGTTCGGGCGGGTTCACGGCCTGCACCGTCGCGGTGTCGGGCTCGCAGTTTCTCGTGACCTCGGGCACCACCGGCGACGCGTCCAGCGTGAGCGTGCTGGCCACGCACTCGACCGGCACCGACATCTCCGGCCCGGGCCTCGTCAACGCACGCACCGGCACGGGCGTGACCACGCAGGGATACACCCCGGCAGGCATCGCCTCCGAGCTGGACCTGATCGCCCAGGCCGCCAAGTGCGGCGGGCGCTTCGTGTACGGCTGGTGCCTCGATGCAGGCTACCGTGACTCGGCAGACCAGACCGCCGCCGCTGCGTGGGCTCAGGCCCGCGTGGCGTTCATGCCGCTGGTCAGCAATTCGCCGCTCGCGTGGGACTCGGCCAGCACCACCGACATCGGCCCGGTTGCCAAGGCTGCGGGCCAGTTCCGCGTGGCCTCGATCTACCACGACAAGGCCGATTACTACCCCGATGCCGCGCTGCTGGCGGTGCTGCTGTCGGTCAACTACGCTCAGCGCAAGAGCACCATCACTGCCAAGTTCAAGGACCTGGCAGGCATCCCCATCGTCGGCCTGACCGAATCGCAATGGCTGGCGCTGGAGGCCAAGGGCTACAACACGTTCACCCTCACCGGCAACACCTCGCGCGTGTTCCGCGATGGCGACACCGCGCACCCGAGCTGGTACATCGACGACCTGATCAACCTCGACAACTTCGTCGAACAGTTGCAGGTGGCCGAATACAACGTCTTCCTGCGCAACGGCAAGGTGGGCTACAACGCCGAGGGCGTGACCCTGCTGCGTGACGCCCTGACCCAGGTATGCGAGCGCTTCGTCTACAACGGCACGTTCAGCGAGCGCCCCGTGCTGGACACGCTCACCACGTCGGGCGTGCGCATCGAGCCGCCGTACGCCGTGGAGTTCACGCCGCTGGAGCTGATGACCGTGGCCGACCGTGCCGCACGCGTGGGCCCGCCCTGCGTGATCTCGGTCAACCTGACCGGCGCCATCCACTCCATTGACATCGCCGTCAACGCCTATTCCTGATCGGAGCTTGAGCCATGATCCGTCCTCTGTTTTTCAATCAAGCGCTGTCCACGGTGGTGCTCGACGGCTCGCCCGTTGAGGGCCTGGTGTCTGACTCGGACTCGATCCGCGTGACGCCCGCTGCCGAGGGTTCCAGCCTGGCCAAGTCGCTGACCGGCGCCGTGACCACGTTCAGCAATGACGAGTCGGGCACGCTGGAGCTGGACATGCTGGGCACCTCGCCCACGCTCAACCAGATCAATGCGCTCTGGCGCGCTCAGAAGGGCTACGGCGCGCGGCTGTTCGATTGCCAGGTGCTGACCAGCGCCAATGAGCCGATCCGGCTGGAGGGCTGCTCCATCGCTGATGTGGGCGCCATCGCAACGGGCGGCAACACCGCCGCCCCGCGCACCGTGGTCATCAACGTGCAACGCATCAAGCTGCCGGAGTAAGCCGCCATGAGCACCACGGCCACCGAGACCATCAAGGGCCAGCAATACCGGCTCGTCAAGCTGCCCCCGCTGCAAGGCGGACGCGTGGCCCTGCGCGTCGCGCAACTGTTGGCCGGGGTGCTGGCTGATGCGCAGGCGGCGGGCCAGATCTTCGGGGCGGCCACGGTGCAAGAGGGCGCCGCCAAGCTGCTGACCGACAATGCAGGCCTCGTGGCTGCGCTGGCGGGCAGCGTGGGCAAAGTGGACGCCGATGCGCTCTACTCGATGGCGCTGGAGTGCATCAAGCCGGGGCTGTTCACCGAGCACGGCAAGCTGGCCGACGAGCACGCCATCAATGCGCACTTCGCTGAGCGGCCCGAGGCCCTGCTGCTGGTGCTGGCCTGGGCGCTGCGCGTGAACTGCGCCGGTTTTTTCGGGTTCCGCGCTCCGGCCTGACGATCCCCGGAGCGCGCCGCGCAGCCGTCCAGATCCCCGACGAGTGGCAGGTAGATTACATCCTGGCCCGCGTGGTTACCGCCAAGCTGTGCACGCTCGCCGAGCTGAACGCGTGGGCGTACACGTGGGACGAAATCTGGCAGATGCATGACATGCTGGACCTGTCCGACTGGATCGACTGGCACCAACACCAAAAGGCCGCGCAATCATGAGCATCGTTGACGAGCTGGTCACACTGCTGGGCTTTGACCTCGCCCCCGACGCGGAGGGCAACGCCAAACGCTACGACCAGGCGCTGGTGGGGCTGGTCAAGGGCGCCGCCGCTGTGGGCGCCGCACTGGTCACGGCATCTGGCGCCGTGGTGGCGTTCGCACGGTCCCAGATCACGGCGATCGACGAAAGCGCCGAGTTTGCCGAAACCATCGGCCTGACCTACGAGCGGATGCAGGAGCTGGCGTTTGCCGCGCAGATGACGGGCGGCTCGCTGCAAGACCTGCAAAGCGACCTGCTACGCATCACGGCCACGATGGGCGGGCCCGCCGACCAGGCTCTGGCCGCCCTCGCCAAGCAGATGGAAGGGCTCGACAAAGCCAAGCAGGTGGAGCTCGCCAAAAAGATGCGCCTGAGCCCGGGCACGCTGCGCCTGCTGCAAAGCGGGGCCGACGGCATCGAGGGCCTGAGCCGCCAAGCCCGCGCGCTGGGCTTCGTGGTCAGCTCCGACACGGCCAAAGCGGCGGCGGAGTTCAACGACCAGATGGACATTTTGGGCATGACCGTGGGGGCCGTGGGCACACGGCTTGCGGCCTCGCTGCTGCCCTCGATGCGCAAAGCCGTGGACCTCACGCTGGAGTGGTTCCAAGCCAACACGAAATGGATCGACGCGGGCATCAAGCAGGTGCTCGACGGCGTGGGTCAGGGCTTTCAGATGGTGGGCGATGCGGCGGGCTGGGTGTGGGACAAGGTGCGCGGTTTCCTGCCCGACGTGGAGGGGCTTAACGGGGGCCTGGACGTGACGCGCGTGGTGGCCGTGGCCGTGGCCGGGGCGCTGGTGCTGATCGCCGGAGCGCTGGCCGTGGCCGCCGCGCCGTTCGTCATCATCACGGCCAAAGTGCTGGCCCTGCTGCTGGTGCTGGAGGACCTCTACACATGGTTCCAGGGCGGCGAGTCGATCATTGGTGGGTGGGCGCAGTCGCTCATGCGGTGGATGCAACCGGCGCTCGACATCCTGAACAAAGTGGCCGATGGCTTCGGTGCCGTGGTGCGCGGGGCGGGCCGGTTCGCCCAGGTGCTGGGCGGTGGCCGGTACGCCTACACGCCACCCACGGCGGCAGTCCCTGCGGGCACCGTGGCCCGTGTTGGCGCGATGGGCGGGGGTAGCACCAGCGCCACCATCAACGTCAACGGGGCGGGCGATCCGCGCGCCGTGGCCGATGCGGTGGTGGAGCGATCCGGCCTGGGCCGGGCCGTGCAACAATCGACGCCGGGCCGGTCTGGTCCGGTGGCGGGGTGACGCATGACGGTCTCAGTTTTCGCGGGCAATGACCTGGTGCTGTTCGACGGCATCGAGGTGGACGCGCGCGTGGGCGAGTTCCATAGTTTCAGCGCGACCGTCTCGCGGTTTGCGCTGGAGTCGGGGGCGCCGTCTGCTGATCACATCGTGGCCAACCCTGACCGGCTGGACGTGGTGTTCTCCATGACCAACCTGGACCCCGAGGGTGTGTACGGCACCCGCGCCGCCACGGTGCTGGACAACCTGCGCCAGCGGCTCAAGGGGCGCCAGCTCTACGAGGTGGCCACGCGGCACCGGCTCTATCCGTCCATGGCCGTGACCGCCATCGTGGCCGAGAACTCAGGGCCGTTCGGTGGGGCGCTGGAAGGTGTGCGCGTGACATTCGAGGAGGTCAACCGCGTGACCTTGGAGCGTGTCCGCACGGCCAGCCCCGCGCGAGCCACCGCCGTCAAACAGACCAACGCAGGCCGCGTGCAGCCCAAGGCCCCCACCGCCGCGCAGGCTGACAAGGCCAGCGACGCGACGGCCAAGGCCACCGGCAAGCCCAAGAGCGTGGTTGCTCAGATTTTTGGAGGCTGATCCGTGCCCCAACTGATCCCGATCACGTCAGACCCTGACCGCCGCATGACCCTCGAGCTGGGCAGCAACGTGCTGACCCTGCGCACCTACTACAACCCCACCGTGCCGGGCTGGTATCTCGACATCGAGGGCTACGCCGTGGGCCTGGCGCTCGTGCCGTTCGTCAACGCGCTGGAGGCATCGCCGCAACTGTCGGCCACGCTGGGGCAGTTCCGGGCCGTGCCCGCCGACGGCTCCGACGTGATCAACGCGCCGGGCGAGACCTCGCTGCTGTGGTGGTTCGCGCCGGGCGAGTGGCTGGACGACGAAAGCCCGGCCACCGACCCCCTGCCCGCTGATGTGCTGGAGGGCTACCGTGTCGATTGACTGGCTGCGCCGATGCGAGCTTGAAATCGGCCCCCTCGCGGACTGGCAGGCCGGAGCGGGCGAGGGTGTGCGCATCGTGGCTGACGGCACCAATGAGCGGCTGCGCGTGACGTTCCAGGCGAGCAAGACCCTGACCGGCGACCCGAACAAATGCGAGGTGTCGATATACAACCTCGGGCCCGAGCTGCGGCAGGCCATGCGCGGCCCCTTGCTGCGCGTGCAGGTCGTCGCCGGGTATGAGACGGGCGAGCCCGCCCTGGTGGCGTATGGGGCGCTGCAAGAGGCGGCGACCACGCGGCAAGGGGCCGACCTCGTGACGCGCCTCGTGGTGCTGGACGGCTACGGCGGTATGACCCGGGGCGTCTACTCGCGCTCGTGGTCCGGCGGCGCCCCCGTGGCCCGCGTTGCGGCCGACATCGCCCGGTCCATGCCTGGCGTGCGGGTGGCTCGGGTTGACGTGCCCGGCACGCTGTCCGCCAAGGGGGCCGCGCTGGCGGGCCCGGCAACCGCCCAGCTCAACCGGCTGGCCGATCAGTATGGGTTCTCGTGGTCCGTGCAGGACGGCGTGTTTCAGGCCGTGCCGGACGCGACCACAACGGGCAGCGTGTGGGTGTTTGACGCCGATCAAAACCTGCTGGCCGTCACGCCCAAAATGGACGGCACCTCGACCGGCGTGGACATCTCCGCCAAGTTCGCGCCGGGCGTCAAGCCGGGCGACCTGG